GAAGCTTGTATTGATATAAAAAACAATACATTAACTATATTTGATCTAAATATACTAGAAAAAGGAGCTAATGTATTTGGTTATAAATTCTCTTGGAACGTCACAGTATCACATCACTGGGGAACAAATACTTTATATGAAGGAACTAAGCATGAAATCAAAAGTGCTAAACGTTGTACTGAATTAAAAAGTAAAAATCAAAAAGACTTTCCATACGCTTGGAATGGAATGAAGATTGATTTAGGTACATATAAAGTAATCAATAAACCACCTCAAGAAGTAAAAGATAAATTGGATTATTGGAAAGAAGTTACTAGAATCCAAAGAAATGCATCTTCTAGAGCAAGAAGAGCTAATCTAAGAGCGTTAGAACGTTTAGATATATATCGTAATACTGGAAATATTAACGATATAGAAATGGAAGACGCTTTTAGGCTATTTAATGTATCTGAAAGACGTGAAGTCATTGATGCATTTGGAATGGATACTATTCTTGCCAATTGTGAATCTGAAGTCTTAGATAAAGACGTAGTAGATGATAGACCATACGAAGTAGTACGAGTTAAAGTAGAAGATAAAACAATGCCAGACGGATCACGTTGGTGTAATTATCTACGAATGGTAAATCCAAGTACATCTGAAATTCATTTTGAAGGTGTACCAAATACTCAAAGTACAGTGCAAACAGCTTTAAGCTGGAGAGATGGAGACGCAGGAGCTTACGTAAAACCAATAGTGCTTACATAATTGTGAAGCAGTGTGGTTCCTTCGGGTTTGCTCCTCCAATTGTTGAACTCCGCATCGTTCGACAAACTGCACTGCTTCCTTTATTTGCAAATTGCAATCACTGACGGTGGGGACACTAGACATGCATACAAGAGTACGTACTCTTGATTGCACACTCGACCTCCCCACTAGACGTGTTAACTTAATAAAAACAGGAGTTAGAATGAATAAATTCTACGAAATACTGAGAAATGAAGACTATAAACCATTTGTAGAAACAAAAGGTGGTGGTAATTTCTCAGCAGACTATGTGTCTTGGGCAGTAATGCATGATCATTTGAAAAGACATTTTCAATATGTTGCATATAAGACACATGAATACCAAATCACTAAAGATGGTACTACGCTAACTTTACCATACATGCTATTACCAAATGGTACTGCAGTAGTTAAAGTTACTCTTACATTAGAAGATAATGAAGGAGATAGACAAACACATGAAGAATGTCTAGCAGTACGTAACTTTAAAATGAGTGCAGAAACATCTCCAGATGCTGCACAAGTAGAAAATACCATCAGACGTTGTATAGCAAAAGCAGGTAGCATGTTAACTGGTTTTGGTATAGAACTATGGTTTGGAGAAGACATTAAAGATCTAGATTATAGACCAGAAACATTGAGAAATGGTCAAAAACCTAAAGAAGGTTATATAACAGTAGATCAAAATGTAAAATTAGATAGACTTAGCAGAGACCCTGTATTCAAAGGAACTGATACGTCTACTAAAGTAAAAACTTTAATCAATTCAAATCCAACAGAAGAGAAAGCACAAGCTGCTATTGATAAATTGGATAAGAAGATTAAAGAACTAAGAAAAAAACAAAAGGAGGCAGCATAGATGCCGTACGAAAAAACAGGAACAGTCAAATCTGTGAAAATAGATTATGACGTTGAAAAACAGTGGGGGAATTGGAACCCCACTTTTGATATGTTCTTAACTATAACATACAACGATGGACAAGACTGGGATAACACCTTAGAAATCTATGGAAATGTAAAAAAAGACATAGAGACTACGGATCAAAAGTCTTGGGGATCAGCATTTAAAATAAAGAACTTCTTTGAATCAGTATTTAAAGAAAAAGATCTTTATATGAATAATGATTACACAATTCCAGATAAATGGTGTGACGTAGCTATAGGAAGACAATTTATGTTGTGTTCTTATAAAACTACAAAACTCAAGAAAAGCGGTAAGCATTTCTGGGACACCTATAAGATTGTTGCTAGATCAGATGCAGCACAAGGTACATTGAAGACGAAAGTCATGAAAGATGTACAAGATGGATGGATTAAGAACTATTTTACAGAAGATATGGATAAAGATATTGAAACATCTGCTCCAGCAAAACCTTCTGCAAAAGCCGATTTCGATCTGGACATTTAACATGAAAGTACCAACTGTTAAATTCATAATAAAGAAATGGCTGAAAAATAGATTAGACAATGGTATAGAAACAGTCGCTTCTCATGAAATTGAAACAAATTTGGTCAATTACGGAAACGAGTATTGGGGGAAATTACATACCCCCAGTACTTATTCACGTGCTTGGAGACATTTAAAAAGTGGAACCGAGCTAGACGATATTGATGTTTCAACGATTAAAGAAGTTAAGACAGAAAGTGCGGAGACAACATGGAGACTAATAACTGGTGGGTAGAATACGCTACCACAAGTGTTAGCAATAGAAATCATCTTTGCAAACTAGAAGAGTTTCCTAGTATAGCAGCACAACATCAGAATCTAGAAATATACAGAAGTATGTTTCTTTATGATGCTGATATTGTAGAGTTTGTTGCTAAAAACGATACTGTAACTGGATTCAACGGAGTACAAGGAGTAGATAAACTTGTTATTGACATTGATTACATTAAAAATGACAATAACATGGGTAACGAAACACGATTAAAAGTCTTGGACGTAATTGACAAAATGGAAAAACTTTTGATACAACCAGAACATTATAACATATGGTTTTCTGGTAAAGGTTTTCATATACATCTTGGCAATGTCTACGGATTTGAAAATTCTAACCAAGTGGCTAAACAAGTAAGAGCAACCATGCAACGTGACTTTGGCGAACATATAGACATTATATATGATAGCAGAAGATTGATACGTGCTGGACATTCTTACAATAAAAAATCAAAGCTATATAAAATACCTATATCTTATGCAGAATTATCTGAATTAGAGTATTTAGACATAGCTGAATTAGCACAGGAGATTAGAACTAGCTACAAACCTCATAAAATTACTAAAGAGGCAGTAGTTGGATTAGATCCTATGGATATGAGTCGTAAAAACATTGAAGAAGTACGTAAAGTATTCGACAATGCAAAAGGAATATCTACAAGATACATTACATGCGTACAGCATATTTACAATGCTGGACATGTACCAAATAATAGGCATAAACACCTATTGGCTTTAACAAGCATATGGCGAAAGAAATATGCTTTTGATAAAGTAGCATGTGATCATCTTGCAAGAGCTTATATGACTAAGATGAATAATCCATTGGATCCAGTTGAAGTTAGCAGAATCGTTAGTGACGCTTTCAAAAATGATTACAATTACGGTTGCAATCATCCAGTACTACAACCTTATTGCGATAGTAAATGTCTATTGTATAAGTACAAAAATCTTGATGAAGAAACAAACATATTAAATGCTGAACAAATGGTTAGTAAATTGATAGAGCATTATACATCAGACTTCACAGATAGATCTTTTGACTTAAAAGACATCTTTACATTTATGCCTAAAACGCATTTATTTACCTCTGGTCAGCTTATTACACTAATAGGCGATACAGGGTTAGGTAAAACAGCTTTTATTAGTTATCTCATCACACAGCTACCTAAGATAAAAATACTATTCTTATCTTTGGAAGTAGATGATTTAACTATGTCAAGAAGATTCTTGCAGGCAGCAATGAAGAAATCAAAAACAGACATTATCAACATAGTGAAAAGTGGAAATATTAATAGTATAGAAGAAGCACAGAAATCTATAGATAATATTCAACTAGAAACAGTAAGTCCTGATATACAGGATTTATCTAGCTTTGTTGCAGAAACTGAAGCAAAAATAGTCGTTGTAGATACAATTGATAGAATACCAGCTAAATATGCTGGAAAAGATGACTTTGCTAGACAAGAAGTAATTGCAAATGGCTTAAAAGATTTAGCAATGAAAGAAGATGTTATTGTGTTAGCAGTACATCACATTTCTAAATCAGCATCTTACAATTTCAAAGAAACAAATACATTGGACGTGCATAGTGGTAAAGGCAATAGTGCCATAGAACAGAAATCAGACCAATACATTGCATTTCAAGGTAAAGAAATGAGTAAGGCTAGAGTAGTTAAATCTTTAAAAGCAAGAGACGAATCAAAGTTTGAATTGCTTCTCAACTACAATTGGGATACTTTCACCTTTGATAAAAGAAACTAATAGATAGGGCACAGGTTCCTTTATTTGTGCCCTATTACCACATACCGAGGAGGCCAGTATGGCAGTAATCGAAATTCATTTAAAAAATGAACAATTATATAAAGTAGAAGGACAAGACGCTGTAGTATATATACATGATCATGATATAAATGAGATAACAACAATGACATTCCAAAAACAGGAAAGGCTTAATGAAAACTGGAAAGACAATAAATCTCTTAGGATTTCCCTTAGTAATGAGGATATTGATCCAAGACAAAGAAAGGACAGCATGGATAATAATACTATGTAAACTAATAAAAATATCTATAGGGTATTCAACATTAGGTGGAGATAGTATTCAAATAAGCATCGGTGTAACTAAATTAGAAATATTTACATCATTCACTATTAAAAAAGGATGGTTTGCATGAAAATACCTAAAGCGAACATACAATCAGAAATGACTATAAAGTTAATACACTTATTAAGTGAGTTAGAAATAACAAACAGACAAAGAATGAGCAACGATGGTAAAAAACACTTAGATGACATATGGAAACTATTAGGACAACCAACATATCAAGAAATTATAACTGCAAAAGAAAAGGCTGAAATGAAGTCAAATCTTGAGGAGGAAGAATGAGTAGACAATCAATATATGTAAGGCATAAAGATGAAATATTTGAAAAATTGCTTAATACTTATAAAAAATGTGTAAATCGTAAAGTTAAAAGTGCTATATCTGATGAAGATTATGGTTATGCAAAAGCATTAGAATGGGTTTTAGATTTGCCATTAACAATCGTAAATAAGGAAAATAAAAAATGAGTGGCAAAGCACCAAAACAGAAAGGAAATAGAATTGAACGAGAATGTGTAAAC